CATCACTTTCAGGGACGAATACGACTCTTGAACTTTCGCACCCGCTCAGCCCAAGCATCACGATAACGCTTAGGCACTTCAGGGGCATCGTTTGCGAGAGTCGGTTCATTCGCCTTCTCCATGATGAGTTCTAGAAATACTTTAAAGATCGAAGAGAATGCAGCCATGATGGCAGCCCACATTCTCAGCTGACCTTCTTCTTCAGTGCAAGCCGTGCACCTGTGTATCCAAGAGCCACCAGAGCGGATGCAGCAATGCCAATGACCTTAGCAAGACTGCTATCTTCTGCGATAACTCCAGATGCCATGAGACCACCAACAACGGTGGCAGCAGCAGCAAGCCAGAACTCAGTAGTTTTAATTCCGGGTTTCATTGATCACCTCAAAGTTGAGATATTGCGAGACGATCCTGAATCTCTTGACGAAACGCAGGATCCTTAGAGTAACGTGGGTCACGCATCGCTTCAGATACTTGATTCCACGAACGAAACGGATTGCCACCCTTAGTGGATGGAGCAGTACCTTTAAGAAGACTGGGGTTGCTTCCAGTGGCTTGAGCGTAACGTGCAGCCAGACCACGAGCAGCCATCGTTGCAGCATTCATATCCCCGGAGTCCATAACCTGATCGTAGGAACCCACCTCTTCTTCTGAGAGGTTCTCTCTGGCCCACTCGATCATCTCACCATATTGCTCTTGTCCACCAACTTCATTGAAGATGGCTCCTTGAGCCTGAGTGATCAAAGCACGTTGGCCCTCCACATAAGCGCGGGCAATATCTTCGGGGATACCGTACTCGTTCTGGATCTCCTCATAAGACTCACCAGACAACTCACCAGTCTCAGCGAACTCTTGAGTGTATTCCGAAATACTTTCAACGGACATGCCCGTGGACCCGGAGAGAGATTCAGTGGACTCGGTAACAGATTCATCGGAGGGCGAGGTTCCCAGTTTGGATTCCAATTCGCCATAGGCGTTGGCAAGTGCTTCTGGAGATTCAAACTTCTCCGGCAACCACTCTGGTCGTTCCGATACCTGCTCTTGTGAATCACTCACCTCCTCGGTTGGTGCTTCTGGGCCTGTGACCCCCATCTCCATTTGTACTCGTTCAGCCATTCTTTACCATCTCCTTGGCTACGTCGGTTTCAGCCTTCTGAGAATCACGGAACTGTTGATCCGCTATGCCCATCACCTGTCCGCCGTATTGTTGAACCACAGCATCCTGCTGGGCTTGTTGCATTTCCATCATTAGTTCTTCTTCAGTCTTGATGAGACCCTGGGTGTCGATACCAAGAGCAGTTGCGCGTCGTTTGATGTATTCCCCGAGATGAACATACTGAGCAATCGCTTCTGGACCCACGGTTTGGGCCATCCCTTGTAGGAAGAAGTCGAGACGGTTGAGGTCACTACCCCGAGCCAACGCCTCGATACCTGTAATGATAGCAGGTGAGATGTATTTCTTCGGGAGTTTTGGAAGTTTCTTCTTCTTCTGAAGGTTCGCCATCATCCGGTTGACCAGCGGAAGTTGTAATTCCTGTGAGAGCAGGGAGAAAGCACCACCAAGTTGACGCTCAATCGACTGGGTAACGAGGCGGACTTCTTCGGCGGTTACTCGTTCGGCTTGCCGGATGGTCCCTTCAGTGAGGAGAAACGCATAAGCAAGGCGATCCGTAATGGTCTGAGCCGTACTCGCAGCAATCGAGAGGTCAGCACTCTTCTGACTCTGTAGCACTGTGACATCCTGAGCACTCCCTTCAACGATGGCCCCGTTGGGACTCTTCGCAAGTGTTCTCGCACGAGTGGTCCCGTTCGGTGAGACCATGAACAGGATCTTGGAAGCAGCCGCAGCACCTTCCACAATCGCTTGGGTCAACCCCTCTAATGAGCGGAGATCCCCCAAGTATTGCTCTACATATCCTCTTCCGTAGTTCTCACCCTCAACCTTGTACATCCTGAGCGGGAGGAAGGGTAACTTGTCATCTGCGTATGTACCGCGAGAACCTGGAATTTCAGCGTCACCGACTTCTTGGTAGACCTCCCACTTCGAGTCATTTCGTTTATGTATGCAAGTGTATAGGTCTACCGATCCATCGGTGTTTGGTGAGATGGCTCCAACAGCACCCTTGATTTCTTCAGGCAGGGCGAGTGGGGAGACACTTTCTTTCGTAACAATCTTTAGGGGGTTCCCCATCGGGTCGCGTTCAACGCAGTACCTCGCAAGGGGGAAGACCCGCACCCCACCATCTGAGGGGAAGTGCATCAAACAGTTACCTGAGATGATGAGATGCTTGAGGGCTTCAAAGAGGGAGACGCGAACATTGTTCGTCTCAACCTCTTTCATCACGGCCTTCTCGATATCAGCGAGTGACCGCTCAATTTCAGTTTTTACGTCTGGGATTCCCTCGACCTGCCGGAGAGCTTGATCGTCTAGGACCAGCCGGAAGAATGGAGCGTTCGGTGGGAGGAGACTGAGGAGGAGACTGGAGGCGAGGTTATTCACCCCGCGTGCACCCACCCCCTGGAAAGGGCAAACAAATTTTTTGTTTGAACTGTGTCCCTCATCTGGGATCACCGTAGGAAGAGTCAACCGAGAACAGTCTCTCCCACGTTCTAAGAAGGAGAACCGTTGGGTCTCCAGCTTTGTATAGAGGCCCCGTGCACTATCCATCAATATGCTCCACCAACACCTGAGCTAGCACCGACATTATCAAACCCAATCTTCAACCCCGAAACGCCTTGCCGTCGTTTTCTCAATGCGGTTCCGGTACGCCTTGCTTTACCACTACCGGGCGATCCCGCAGTCTCCGCCGTTTGTTGCGGTGGTGGGGGGGCTGGCGGCGGCGGTGGTGGCACTGGCGGCATTGAGGGTGAAGACATACACATCACGGGGACTCCAGAATTGTTTCGTTCTGCTCTTTGAAAACTGCGGCGAGGTGATCCACAACGGACCTTTGCCCGACCGCGTAAAAGATTACCCGCTCTTGGGTATCCAGTTCAGGACTTTTCAGTGGGAATTGCTCCTCAAGCCACTCGATTAATTCACGAGAAACTTGAGGAGTTCTTTCATATACATGGCCCTTATTCATCGTTTGCGTCCTTCTTGGACTGGACATACGCCCCCATCAGGCACACGTAGTTGATGATATCTATCAAAGTATCCCTGAAGGATTCGTCCTCAACCTGAAAGGAACCAGTTTCACAGAAGGTACTTAGGCGAGAGAACTTGTCAGTGAGGCGTACCAGAAACCCCTTCTCGGTGGTTGTGATCCCCATTGCTTCACACCTCTGGAAGTTCGCAAAGGGTTGATCGTCGCTGCCAGTGTAGTCACGGTTCTTTCTTAAACTGAGGACACGGGCATCAGCACAGATTTCAAGGTGGTAATCGAGATAATCATCAACGGTCACGCTGGGTTCCACAACTTCACCTTCCCCGTGTTTGCGCTGAACTCCCCCTTCCGAAGTATCCGTGAGACCCTCGCTTGGACAAGAGCATCCGTCTCCGTCAGCCCCGCCTTCGTGTACGCCCCCAGCACTTCCTCCCAAGTCCCCCGCTTCAGTATCTTCTCCGCTGTCTTGGGGCCTACGCCGGGACACCCCGAGTATCCGTCTGTACTGTCCCCCGTCAACGCTTGGGACAGATGATTGCGGTCCGCTTGTTTCTTGCTCAGGCATTGGATGCCCTCCTCTGGTCTGTTGGGGTTATAGAGATAACCGGGAATAGTCTTCATATCTTTATCTTCAGAAACAATGATCGTATCCCCCTTGATTTTCTTGATCCCTCCGGTGGCAAGGATACCCATCACATCGTCAGCTTCCAGTGTATCGTAGTCGATGACCTTGTAGGTCTCCCGGCAGTAATCCCGCAGAGCGGGGAACACCACAGGTTTCCGCTTACCCTTCCGGTTGTACTTGTAGGTGGGGAGGACATCCTTCCTCCAGTTGTTCGGTGAAGTCAGGGTGATGATCACATCGTCAGCATTGAGCAGTTCTTTGTGCTGGGCGATCCACACATCCACCGCTTGTTTCGCAAGAGAGGCATCAGCCGTCAGAGACCAGATGTCATCTCCCCAATCAAATGCCACTTCAACTGAAGCAGCTTCCTGATAAAGCAAAATGTCGCCATCAATTAGTAGTGTCGTTTTCGTCTTTGTCATGGTGAGGTCCATCTCCTGATTCTGCCGCCATCCTGGCGATCACAGATAATCCTAATACCGAGTGGTAAGAACCCATAAGCGAGAGAACAATATCCTCCTCATCCTTGGTCATTTTTGCGGAAGCAACGAAAATTGAATCATCGAAGCGTCGATGAAGTTCAGCGAGCAGGACGGTTGTTGCGACGAGTTCGAGTGGTTCCATTCGTAGTTGATCCGTTTTAACTTTCTAAGTTCTTGATTGAGTCGCTCACGTTGATGAGAACGTGGGGGGTATGCAGAGATCTCCAGCAGTATCTTGGCTTGGGGGAGTTTCTCTTGAAGGTACGGGAGAACTGCATTGATACAGTTTCTCGCATTATCCCCGGTGGCCGCCCACGCATACGCCTGTCTCCACTTAGGGTTCTCTGGTTTCGTCTTGACGCGGCACGTTCCGCCGAACATCTCTGCGAACCATACCAAGGTGTAAACATAGGTATTCTCAATGCAGACTTCTGGTGTGCCGTTGGTGAACTTGAAACAGCCCTCGCCATCGAGGAACCCCGCAGCATACGCAAGATCTTCTTCAGTGTGTTTCACTCCAGTTCGCTCCGATTTTGTACTCTCCAGTGAGAGGGACTTTGAGATTGAGAGTCTCACCAGCCGCTCTGATGGACTCCACAGCAATCTTCCCTGTCTCTTCCGCAATCGTTTCGTGAACACTGAGTTGAATCTCGTCGTGGATATGGGCGACTTGGTGAACCACCCCATGAAGAGTGAGGTGTAGTTGAACGGTAGCCTGCTTCATCACAACCGCACCAGCAGATTGTAACAACAAGTTCAGTGCGGAATGCTTTGAACGAACCGGCAGGGACCGCCCATCAAGACCAGTGAGTTTCCCATATTTGTCAACTCGGATTTCAATGTACTTCTTCAGTTTCTTGAAGGCGGGGAGGCGATCCACGAATCGCTTCTTGATCTGCTTGCCTTCCTTGCTCCCACCACCAACAATCTCTCCAATCAAATTATCACCACCACCGTACAGCCACGCATATATGAACCGCTTCGCTTGGTTACGATTTTCCAATCCCGCTGCCTCTTGGTTGATGGTGTGGATATCACCTTCACAAACCGTCTTCGCATATTTCCCGTTGTCGAAGTAAGCGAGGTAGTGGGCCAGCATCCTGAGTTCCAAGCCACTTGCGTCCACCCCCACAAGGACATGCCCATCATCAGGAAGGAACAAGGCTCTGCACTCAGATCCATAGGGGGATGAGACAGAGGGAACCTGAGAGACGTTCGGGCGGGAATGCGAACAGCGGCCTGACACAGTTCCGTTGGTGTTGACGCGACCATGAATCCTGCCATTCTCTACACATCGGAGCCACGCCTCTTTGCCTTCAGCCAGTTGCCCAAGACGTTTGGAGATTGTTAAGTAATCCACCAAGGGCTTTGCTTCAGAGAAGTCCATCGCCTTGAGGATCGTCTCGTCAATCTTTGGTTTACCGTTGGGTGTGTAGTCACGAGGCTTCCAACCATACTTATCAATCAAGCAGCGGGAGATCTGATCACGGGAGCCAGGATTGAACGGCGTAGTCTTCACGCGGAGTGGCCCCTTGAAGATCTGTGAATCTTTGTATCCAGCAGCCTTAGCCGCCGTCTTTGTGGGGTACTGCTCGCAATCCGCCATCCAGTATTGAGGGGTCTTCATGGGAACCTCTACAGGTGGGAAGATCTCCCGCATCCTCCGCTCCAACTCAGCCTTCTTATCTAGAAGTTCTGCGTGGAGTTCCTTGGCAGCGTCCACATCAAACCGGAATCCATGACGCTCTTGCTTGTAGATGATCTCCGCAAACCTGTGCTCAAGCACCTGACTGCGAACCGTGGGTTCTTCCCGCTGGATTGCTTGCCACAACCGCAGGGTTACATGAGTATCTTGGACACAATAATCCTCCATCTCCTGAGACCAGGCAGACCAGTCGGTGTAATCACCTTTGTATTCTCCGAGACGGTAGCCCCAAGCCTTCAGTGAGTGAGACCCAATCAAGTTCTTGGGGTACTCATCGCCCCGCTTGAAGTCCTCGTCGCGGATGTCGGGCCACACCAATCGAGACAACAGCATGGTATCCCGTAGACATCCGTTCATCCGAAAGTCTGGATACAACTTCTGAATGGCGGGGATATCAAAGGACATTGCGTTATGCCCGATCACCTCATC